TGCTACTCTAATTTCACCATATATGTGTGGCGGATCCCCAGCCAACTCACATTTACACTCGTCTATTTTTTCTAAACATCCTCTACAATAAGCTAAACTCATACGCAAACCCCATTTATTATATCCGTACATATCGGCCCGGATATTCCAAACATTAACCAAAGGAACAAGGCTACAATGATTATGGTTAATACCCAAGCAAAGACGTTTAGCTCCTTTTGTTTGTTTAATTGTTTAGCAAAATCCTGTTTCATATTATTTTATCCCTTAAAAACTAAATACTGGCTAGAGATTGGGTGGGACTTACAGTCTTGCGAGTATAAGTCCCCGCAAGACTAAGCAACCCTTTTGCTTTCTTCTTCAAGTTCTTTAGTTAACACCTTGAGTAACTCCACTAACACTAATTTTTCGACATTGGCATTTTTGATTTCCCAACCATTGTTGGTAAGCTCAATTGTTGCTAAGACATTTTTGTTTATCATTTATTCCTTTCTACTCTAACCAGTATTTAACTTTTAAGGTGCTACTAAAAATCCCGCCGGTAAGAGCGGGATCAAAGTTATTGTATCACGCTTACCCGTGTATCTGCCATCGGTACCAAGGCTTATCAGTTACGGGCTGATTTAAGCTTCCCATCTAAAGCACCTTGGCTCCTTCCGATCTGTAGTGTGCTACGTTCTACTGTCTATAATATAGCATAGTATAATAGTCTTGTCAAGCCCCCAGTTTAAACCTAGTTTTATGATATAATTAAAATATGCCAAAAAGAAGAGAACTATCATTAAAAGAAAAGAAGTTTGCTATTGAATACGTCAAGAATAAAGGCAATGGAACAGCGGCCGTAAAAGAAGTGTATGATGTTAAGTCTAACGTAAATGCCGCAGCCCAAGCTTATCAGAAGCTACTGAAACCAGAGATCAAGGAGGAGATAACCAAGATACTAGATGATAATGGACTAGACCAGCAGTTCATAGCCCAGAACCTTAAGCAAGCTATACAGAGTGGTATAGGAGAAAGAGCCAATAATAGTGACGCATTAAGAGGTATAGAGAATCTCATAAAGCTACACAACTTAAATCCAATTAGTAAGAGTGCTAGGTTGAATGTCTCATTAAATAGTGGCTATGACTCTAAGAACTATGATGAACTACTTATAGAACTAAGGAAGAGTAGAGAAACTACTGAGAAACTACTAAAGGATCTAGGATCAGAGGGAGGCTAGTAATAGATCGAGTATAATGGTAATAACACTCGATGATGAGCGTATATATCCGACCCCTATACCACCCCTTTTTATTCTCACTAGTAACGTAGAAGAACCTCACCAATACGGAATATATTTTCAGGTATTAAGACATCTTGACATCTAGATATTAAGATGGTAAGATGTTTGTATGCGAATAAAGTTAAAGTATATCCTTGAGGACTTAATCGAAGAAGTTGATTCTATCGACTGGTCTGATTTTGAAGAAACAATTGAGCTGGAAAGGTTTTACAAAAAACCCCGCAGGTATAGGATACTCGATGAGGAGAATAAAGTACTTACTCGGTTAGTAATCTCAGGGTTAAAATTTTTAGCTACCCAATAATGAAAAGGATAATTGTAAACGTTACCGACGAGCAATACGAGGAAATAAGAAAAATTGCATTTGGGAAAAGGGAATCGATGTCGTCTATTGTGAGAGGACTTCTTACTACTTTGGAACAAGCAACACCGATTGTTAAAAAACTGATGGCGGAAAAGATAAAAACTACATACGAAGAACTGAAAAACGACTCAGCAAAATTAAATCTTTGCCCCCACGGGAAACCTAAGAATCTTTGTAAAGAATGTATATTTAAGAAGAAATGAGAGGAGGTGAACTTTATGTGGAAGGGAATGAAGCATTTATTCTTTTTAGTTAGTGTAGTTATTTTACTTGCCTTGCCGTTGACTGTCAAGGGACAGGGGATAGAGACGGGAGGTTCAGATGGACCTTTTGATCTTTGTATCAATGTTGATGGCGTTCAGGAAGACTATGGTAGCGGCAGTACGGAGTTAATTCAGATAGATGAAGAGGGTAACTGTGCTTTGTTAGAAGAGGTATACCCTGACATTAGGGAGAGACAGGATAATCCCAATTTCGTAGAGCCTGGAGAAGAGCCAAAAGTCAGTACTTGCAATTAGTTGACAAGGGGTGTATTATTAAGGTGTAGTTATGGCTGGGATCGTCCTTTTCTGGGCGTGGTTATAGCCAGCCTAACTACGCCACGTTCAGAGAAGGGCGATTTTCTTTTCTCTCCTTTCTTTACTACTACTGAAAGTAGCTCCAGTGGGAGATGACTAGAGAGTAGTAGTTCTTTTTCACCGGGACTTTTTCTTTTCTTTCTCTTTTGTCCTTTTCTCTTTCGTTTCTTTTTTGTTATACTTACTATGTGAAAGAAAAAAAGATTGGTGACCTTGAAGAAGAAATTGATGCAATGGGTCAGGAAAGTGAAATAAAAGCGTCTAAGTGGGTTAAAGAAAAGGGTAAGGAGTGGGACAAGGAAGCAGAAGTAGAGAAGGGGAAGGCTTTAGATGTATTAGAGGGAAAGACTAGGTATAAATTTGCCGACTATAAAAGATTTTTAGGAGAAGAATTGATGAGGCGGGGCTGGGAGGAGTTTTACCCCAAGGACTGGATGTTCCACTCGACTATTACAGATAAGGGTATCGTCTATTATTTGCGTTCCCCCGACAAAAGAATGTTTGTTAGAGCTTTTGCCCCAGTTAATATTCCTGAATATGACTTTGTAGCTATCGAAAAGATCCTGGAAAGTGCCTGGGAGTGTATAAATAACTGGGAAGAGGAGAAAAACAGTAGAAAAAGTAGTATAATTTTACCTAATGGAGCTACAAAACGTCTACAAAACCCAGATAATTGAACGCCTCAAGGAAGAAAGAGATACTAGAGACCAGATCCTCAAGGAAAAGGCCAGCAAAGATCTATATATTTTCAACAAACATATCCTAAAAGCTGAGGAGGGCACCGAAAAAGTGGCCCTTGCCCCCTTCCACAAGGAGTTGTGTCACTTCGTGCAGGACAATATGCACAAGAAGAAACTGATTTTAGTCCCCAGAGGCCATCTCAAGAGCACCTTGATCACAGTTGGCTACTCGGTATTTAGACTTATCCAAGATCCAACCGTCAGAATCCTCATCCAAAACGCTGGATACCAGACTGCGGCCGATTTCGTTAGGGCAATTAAGCGTCATCTTCAATTTAACGAGGATTTGATAAGAATATTCGGCGCTTTGGCCGAAGATCCAGAGGAGTGGAGCGAAAACCGCATTACTTTAAAGACGGCCAAGAGTTCTGAGAAGGGGAAAGAGCCCAATATAACTGGTTGGGGAGTAGAAACCACTAAAACAGGCCAACACTATGACCTGATTATTCACGACGACCTTGTTGAAAGGGAAAATATTGGAACTCGGGAGCAAATTGAGAAAGTTATCCTTCGTTACAAGGATTCGCTTGACCTTTTAGACCCAGGTGGGCAGATGTTGGTTATTGGTACCCGCTGGACAGATGGAGACCTGTATTCTTGGATAATGGACCCTGAAAACCACGTTATCTCCTCCTATGAAGTGATGATAAGAAAAGCACTTGAGTGGGAAGGGGATCTGGCTACTGCCTTGAAGAGCGGGGAGGGGATAAAATCCAATCTTTGGCCAGAGAAATTCGATAATAAAGAGCTTTGGACCCGATATAGAGAAAAAGGCCCCTATGAATTTTCCACCCAATACCTAAATGACCCTGTACCGCCCGAGGATGCTACCTTTAAACGGGAATGGTTCCATTACTACGACCCTACTGACGTGACTGGTAAACTGTTCCACAACTATATAACCGTCGATCCAGCTATTTCTATGGAAAGGGATGCTGATTTTACGGCGATGGCTGTTACTTCAATAGACCAATATGGTAATATATTCATAAGGGAAATGGTTCGGGCCAAACTATCCCCTAGACAGATAATCGACCAGTTATTTCGGTTGACGGAAAAATGGCACCCCAACCGAATTGGCGTTGAAGATGTTGCGTACCAAAAAGCTCTAGCCTATTCTATAAGAGAGGAGGCGGCTAAAAGAGGGCGTTACCTGCCGATACAAGAAGTGCGGCCAGGCGGAAGAACGAAAGATCAACGCATTCAGGCTTTGCAACCCCTTTATGCGGCGGGCAAGGTTTTCCACTGGAAACAGATGGTGAACAATCAGTATCTTGAGGATGAACTACTACGGTTTCCAAGGGGACAACATGATGACACTATTGACGCCCTCTCTTATTCGCTAGCTCTTTTTGCTAGGCCAAGGGAAAAAAGAGAGTATTTTGCTAATAGATACTTATATTAATTATGCCAAAAGACAAAACAGAACCGGCAATACGTGCAGTTTATAACCCAAAGGGAAAAGAGGCCGATGCCCGCAAGTGGGTCTATGACCGTTTCTTGGCAATGAAAGATTCGCCAGATCGAAAGGAAGCGGAGAAGAATTGGGACCGGTGGGAAAAACAATGGGAGGCGATGCGGAAAGATAAGGAAAGAAGAGACGAATGGCAAAGTAACCACTTCGTACCGTTAACAACTGCTATCGTCGAAACGGCGTTAGCGGAAATAGTCGATCAAACTCCTCAACCTTTAATTTTACCCAGAAGTTCAGAAGACGCACCTCGAGCAACCGTAATGAGCCACATATTTAAATATACCTGGGATGTAGCCGATGGCGACTCTGAACTCTACAACGTGATGAAAGATGCCCTTATCTTCGGGACTGGGATTGCCCAAGAGTTTTACTTAAAAGATCGAAGACTTATCCGGAATCTAAAGATTGGGAAAGATAACAAAGAAGAGTATGTTGAAGAAGAAACTTTCGATTTCGATGATTGCTATATGGAAGTAGTTAAACTCCAGGATTTCTACGTCGATGAGAAAGCCCGAGGGTTCAGCGGTCCTTACGCTGCTAGAGATTGTATCCGCCGCTACATTATGAATATTGAAGATTTCCGTCTCTTCTTTACTGGTGACGTATGGGATCCCCTTGGAAACGCTAGTAAAGTACGCCCTGGTGGTGATACTAACTACTACGAGTTTTACCAACCTCCCCAAGGGATAGACCAAAGTAAGGACGTTGAAGTTTTGTGGTACTGGTCGAAAAAACCAGAGGATGATTTAATTATTGTTGCCAACGATGTAGTGGTGAGGATGGGCCCGAATATCTACCGTCACAAACAACTTCCTTTTGCCAGGGCCCTTGATGTTAAACGCACCCACAGATTCTACGGAAAGGGTGAAGCAGAGATGCTTGAGTCAACCCAGGATGAACTAAATACCCTTAGAAGAATGGTGATTGATAGAAACCACTTAGATATTGATAAGATGTTTTTGGTTTCTAATAATCTAGGTTTGAACGATGAGGATTTAATAGCCAGACCACACGGACTGATTCCTACTGATGATGTTAATGCGGCTAAGCCAGTGGAGTATGGGGACATTCCAAGAAGTGTGGAGATGAGTATAAAGATGCTGGCCGATGATTCAACAATCACTACCGGTATTGATCCACGAAGTGCGTCCCTGCCCACACCTGGAACTGCTACGGAGGCCGCCATTTTGAAAGAGAGCGCTCTCAAAAGAATAAGAATGAAGATGAGGCTTTTGGAAAGAGAGTTTTT